AAAGCCAACAACACTTTGCCAGGGTGATCAAAACTTTCTTGCATGTTTATCCTTTGGGTTTTCGGGATTGGGTGGTGGTGCAAGCAAGCCCACTGCCTGCACCACCATCACAGATTTGACTAGCTCAATACTTGCTTGAAGCCAGTGCCCTGCAAAATAACGCTGGCCTGTGTATATCTCCCAGCTGTAAAGGCAGAGTAGCCATATACAACCATGGTCACGTTGAGCGAAGCTGCAGCAACCTCGTTGAGGGTAAGACCCACCGGAGCAGATGCATCTTCCATCAGCAACACATCCTGTCGACGTGTGATGATCACACGATCCTCGTCAGTGCTTGCACCAAGGATAATTGGCACGCCAGCATCAGTGACAACTGGAACACCAGCAATCGACCCCACAGGAGCGTAACCAGCAGCAACACCAGCACCAACAGCGTTGAAGGAGTTGTAGCCCTCAATAGCAACGAGTGGGCGCAGCGAAGAATCAGACTGGGCACATAGCCAAGCCCAACGACGAGGATGCATGACAATCAGATCAGCTGCCGCGTATCGTGCAGCGTTGACCTTGCCAATGCCGTTGTGGATTGCAGCGACGAAAGACGCGCCGGTTGTACCAATCCAGCCTGCGGTGGAAACTGACGTGGTGTTCAAAATTCCGAAGTGGCCACCAGCAGTACCATCACCAGAGATGGCTGAGATGTTGACCTTGGTCGCGTACTGCTGATACAGATCAGCCAAGAGGATTTCACCAATGCCAGTGCCACGATCAATGGACTGACGAGACACAACCTGCTGGCCAGCAAACGTGCGCACTGGGACAGTCAGATCAGATTCCGTGAAGGTCTGATTCTCAACAGCCACACCCTGTGTGGTTTGTGCAGCAACACCAGTTGTGGTTGCACCACGAGGAATGGTGATTGTCATACCATTTTCCGGCAACGGCACCTTGGTGATTGCTTCAAGGAAAGGCCGCCCAGATGCAAGCGTTGCAGCAAACTGATCAGTCATGAACTGCGGGACTACCAAGCCCCCGAAATTTCCGGTCGTGCTGCGGTAGCTGATAAGGCTTTCATCACGGCTGCGTGCAAGACGATCAGCAGCTGCCTGATCATTACCAAACCTGGCTGCAACAGCATCCGCAAGGAAGTTGTGCTCACCATCTTGGCGGTAGGTCTTTTCTTCTGAAACAACTTTGATGTTCATTGGGATTACTTCTTTTCTGGCTTCTGCAGCCTTCTCGGATCGGGATGCAAGATCAACAAGATCAGATTCACGCGCCTGAAGGGCTGTGATCTTGTCGTCAATCTCGCGAAGTTCTGCGCGTGCTGCGTCGAACTTTTCGGTTTCTTCTGCGCTCATCTCGCCGCGGCCTTCAGCCTCTGCCAGATTGAGAATTGCTTGTACAGCTTCTTCAGAAACTTCACGTTCATCAAGAGCTGCAGAAATCAAACTGCGGATCTGCTCCAACATATGTGGAACCTTTCTTGTTTAGGAATTGGGACCAGCTGGTGACTTCAAGTGAACTAGGTGTGCCATTGGCGGCACCCAGTGCGGCTTGTTATCGGCGTGCTGTTATTGCTTCAAGCTGGCGTTTCGCCATCTCAACTGAACGGCCTGTGGCCTGCTCAGAACCTTGTGCATCTTCGCTGCGTATCTTTGCCACTGTTGCTGGGCTGGCAGGGTAGGTGACCATGCTCACATCAAACAGCCTAACTTCATGGATAGTGCGTATCTCATACTTGGCATCCCATGAATCTCTGATGACCTTGAAAGCAAAAGACATCTGATCCATGTCACCACGTTCCATAGCTGAACGCAGTGAAGCTGACATTGGGTTTGTGGGGTCCAGTTGTGCTGTGACTCGTAGCCCAATGTCATCTGACTGCAAAGTCATCGTTCCACTCTTGGTGCGTGCTAGTGGGATGCCATCGTGGTTCACCAGGAGTCTTACATCTGCTTCTGCTGCACTCTTTGCTGTTGCACCACTAGCAATGATTTCAGTGAACCCACCTGCAGCAGGTCCACCGCCCAGATCGTATGCAAAGTTGTAAACCGTCGCATAGCCTTCAAGGATTGCCCCACCGTCAGGTGTTGCACGCACTTCAAGCTTTGCCAGCTTGCGCACTTCACGATCAGGCACATCCACACCAGCAGCACTGCGTGTGTAACCCTCAACCATTGGCTGAGACTGCACAACAGGTTCAACCTCAACAACAGGTTCAGGCTCAACCTCAACCATGGGTTCAGGTTCAACCTCAACCATTGGTTCAGGGTTTGCCATCAGGTCTGCTGGGATCACCCACAGTTTGCAAATACCCTCAGGTGCAATGTCACCTGCAACTACTTCACAGCCACGCCCACCTTCAAAGAACACACAGCTAGAACACACCATGCCTTCTGCAGCGTATGGGCTGACTGGTGCATAGTGGGCACCATCAGCATCAACACCCTGTGAGAACTGCCCAAACAGTTCAACAACACCTTCAGTACTTTCATACTGTGCTTTCTGGCGTGGGCTAAGTGGGTGAACAGTTTCATCTTCCATGCGGATACTCCGATCAGCTTCAGATGCATACAACGCTGCAATCTGATCAACTGCTTCTGCTTTGCTGCCATGGCAGCCTGCTAATGAATTGTCATCATCTTTGCGAACACCCCACGGTTCAGAAACAGAACAGCCCGCATCTTTTTCCACCACATGCCAAGGCATCAGGCAACCACCTGTGGTGCAGGTTCCACTGGCAGTGAACCCACCAAACCTGCACCAGCCTGGTTGGCAATCGTGCGTGCTTCATCAGCACTGACCACAATGCCCACACCCAGATAGACCTTTTGGATAATCTCAGCAATCTGTCTGGCGTTGGCTGCAGTATCTTCATCAGCTGCAACAGCTGACAGTGGCTGCAAATCCTCATACGCTCGTGCTTCATCAACAGTCAAGAACCCTGCACTGATACCCACAGAATGTGCCGCATAGCGTGTGCTTAGGTCTGAGCGGAGCAGGCCATCAACATTGAACTTCACACGCTCATTGGCTGGCACCAGTGTTGAAAGTGCTTCTTCAATCGGAATCAAATATGGCATCAGACCAAAGCTCAGCCAGTCTGCTGCGCGTTGTTCCCTGTTTGCGTAGGTGACACTGCTGCCACTTGCACTGGCACCAATCAGTTCAGGTGGTATCCCATAGATGCGTGCAATCTGTTCAACAGTGAACCGCTGAGAATCCAAAAACTGTGATTCATCTGGCGAGATTTGCACACGCTCATATTTCAAACCTGAACCCATGATGGCTGGTTCACGATTGCCTTGGGTAGCGTTATTGAAAGCACCCTTGATGCCTTGCGCCTGCTCTGGTGTCAGCTCAGAGTCTGAGTAGATTATTGCGTTGGGGTTGCCACCACTTTGGAAGAACTGGGCGCCAAACTGTTCAGCGCTGATGCCTGCACCAATGGCCTGCTTTGCACTGCTGATGGGTGACATACCCATGGGCATGCCAGGGAAAACAAAGAAAGGCACATGCCACAGTGGGCCATTGGGCCACCTGTTGATCTTCTTCTCATTGATCAGCGTGACCCACTCACCATCAACATGGCGCCACTGCACTGTGGCAGGGTCCAAGATTTCAACAGTCACAGGAAAACCATTGGCACCAGTTTCAGTAACCAAACCATAAGCGTTGCCATCCAACAGCAATGAACTCCAGACCTGATACAACCATGTGGTGATTGCCACACCAGGTGCAGGTGCCCTGAACAGAGAACTTGATGGGAGCTGTGTGCGCCCACCAGGGCCATCACGGTACTGGTCAAGTGGCAGTGTGGAACCAACACCAGCTAGGAGTCGAACACAAGCCCAGACGGCTGCCAAACGCATTGCAGAGTTGGCGTCAACGATGGGCGCCCCAGACTTCATGCGCATCTGGTTCACTGCAGCAATGATGGAGTCAGGTGTGATTGCACGCTGCTCACGTTTGAACAAACCCATTTCAGGCACCGTCAATCAGAAAGCCCACAATGAACATGGCAACACCAGCAACGCCAAGGGCAAGCACTGGTGAGAATAGAAACACTGCAGCTACAACACCCATGATCCCAGCAATCTCCAAAACGGTGGCAAGAGTATCTTTGAACATTGGCACCGTCCTTTCAGTAAGCAAAAACCTGTGGCACTGACACAGCCCCAACAGGTAACAAGCAACGTGCAATGGTTACAGCAACGAGTGGTGAGATAGGCACAACAGATGAACGCAGATCCCAAACCCAAGCGTCACCTAGCTGGCGTTCAGCAGCATCAGCTGCAGCAACATCCAAAGGCCCTTGGTTGGCTGGCCTTGTCAGCCTGCCTTCAATCACATCAGAGAAAAACCCGTTGCATGCCTGTTTGTAATCAGGTGTGTTTACCTGGTGCAACAAGTCTGCGCTGATACCTGCATCTCTGAACGCTGCGAGCACTGGACCAACAGCAGCGCCAGCAGGCCCAGCACCATTGCAACCAACAGCAGTTGGTTTCCAACGCTCCACCAAAGCCACCAGCCTTGCAGGCAACCAGCCCAAACCCTCACGATGTTCAATCACTTCCACATACGGTGCAGCAATCGAACCAGCAGCAATAGCAATAGAAGCAAACTGGTTGCCAAACGTCACATCAAAACTGATTGTGATTTCATGCTCACCCAACTCTGGTGGTGTGCTGGTCAGGGTTTGTGCCCATTTGAAATCAGGGATCTTTACATCCTTGTAGCGCAACGCATCTGGTTCAGAGTCCCACACACCCAGACGCTCACGAGCAAACTTGTCGTCACCCATTGCATCATGTTCAGCCTCAACAAAGTCAGCTCTGATGCGTGTGCCATAAGCAGGGTTTGCCAACGCAACCAGGTTGCGATCATTCACATCAAGGCGCTGGCTGATGCAGTTGCCTTTCTCATCCAAGGCAACCTGTTCAGCAGTGTGCTCTAGGTAGGCAAGGCGCCCAGCGTCACCACCAAGCGCGCGCCTTCTGATCTTCCACAGTGCACTAGAAGTGCTAAGACCTGCACTGCTTGCATACCAAACCTGTGGGTTTGGATGCGTTGAAAGTGTGGGCATCAAAGCTGCAAGGTGTTCAGCCTGCAGATTGTACGCCTCATCAAAAACAATCAGACTGGCACCAGCAAACCCACGACCAGACCCGCCAGTCCTAGCCTTGTACTTCAAGCGCGCCCCAGACTTCAGTTCAATAGTCTGATCACCATTGCCCAAACGTATCTGCGCAACCTTGGATGACAACTCTTTGCTTGAATCAATCAGACTGCACATACGCCTAAACGCTTCCATAGCAGTGGGCAGCTCGTGAGCAGTGTGAATGATCAGCTGCTCCCCAAAGATGAACAGGCCAGCCAACTCTCTGGCTTGGATTGTTTCACCCTTGCCATTCTGCCTTGGCTGCACATCACAAACTTCAAACGCAGACCAAGTGAAATCATCACGCTCAGCCAGCGCATGCTTCAAAGTCAACTGCTGCGATTCATCCAGCAGCATGCCAACACTGTCAGCCAGTTCGATTGCTTCCCTTGCCGCGTCGTGGCTGTGAACGCCTGCTGGCAGATGCAGAATCTGTGGCACCTGCACGCCTAGCAACTCGTGCTGCTGCAAGCTCATCAATCTTTGATCCTTCCACACCAGTATCAAGTGCTGTCAGCTTGGCCAGAACCATCTGCAACCTGGCAGCCAAAGGTGCAACAGCCTGTGGTGGTGCAACCAGAAGTGTGTCAGCCAGATGCCCACGCAACGCTTCCAAAGCCCTACGTTCATCACCACTGTTCACATCATCAATGAAAGAAGCAGCCACAATTCCACACCCATTCTGGGTTCATTATTGTTTCGCCAAATGCGCTATCTGGCCCAATAGATGCATTCTTAGGTTTTCCCAAAAACCAGATTGCCCCACGTTGAACGCACAGCAACCGACCCTAGCCAGAACCCAAAAAGTCTCTAGAAACAGCCTGTGTGGCCACCTGTGGCCACTGAGAGCAACCTAGATATTTGCACCTAGAGAGAAATCTGAAAGAATCGGGGTCATGCTGGGGATTTGCCTATTCCTAAAAAAATCCAGCCAAGAACCTGCAGGGTTTGAATTAGTCACCAGCTACGAGTGGGTTTGAATGCTCGTCTGAGGTTGTTGCCATAGGTGGCACCTGCACTGGCGTTGCAGCGTCTGCACTCTGGTAGGAGCTGGCCGCCTGCTTGCCCATCGTGCAGGTGGCCTGCCTGCCATGGCTGCTTGTGCTGGGCTTTGGTTTGGTTGCATCGCCAGCAGCGTGTGCTTGGGTCAGCGTTGGCTGCTGCCCTGACTGCTCGTGCTTGTGCCTGGTATCCACCTTGATGGTGTAAGCGTTTGCTGCGTGCCATCAGCCACCTGCTTCTAAGCTGGGTGTGGTGAGACTGCCCTTAGCGTTTCACATGTTTGTGGTGATGGTCAATACTATCAATCAAGTTTCTTTTGGTGGATGGCCTGGTTGATTTC